TCAACAGGTTAATAATTGGCAGTTACTAATAGAAGGAGGTAGCACTACTGTAGATTATTTTATAGCAGAAAACGGGCGTACATATTGTTTACCTTTAATTACAGTTAATAACGATCTCGGTAGCTACGAAGACAATAGACCTCATTATATAGAGCATCATATAGCCTGTCGTGATTTATACTATGATTGGTGGCAAAATGAAAGAGATAATTTTAGTTTAGAAGATTTCTTTGTTTACGGTAAACCCTATGATAACGAAATGATTAAAATAGTTTCTTAAAATGTAATAAATATAATTGTTATGTCAAACTTTTTACCAGTAGTTGATCGAATACGTATTATACCTAGACCAGCTGATTTTTTAAGCAGGAATGTAGGAGATAGCGGAGAGGTTTATTTCAACAGAGAAACAAATAGTCTAAGAGTTTATTCAGGCGACGATCCGGGCGGTTTTGAAATAGCACGTAGTGATTTATCAAACGTAGATCAAAATACTTTAATAGAAAAAATTGGCGATGTTGATCTCTCAGGACTTGGCGGCAGAGTTATAGTCAGTGATACAGTCCCTACCGAAGTTGAGAACGGTGACTTATGGTTTAATACTAATAATGCTACGATTTTTATTTTTTATCAAGACAGCAATTCGTCGCAGTGGGTACAGCCTTCGCTTAATTCGTTTGTAAACATTAGCGAAATAAATTTTCCTAATAATCCGTCTCTTAACGAAAATTTTGAAATAAATGGTGTTGTTTGGCAATGGGACGGAACTGTATGGAAAATTACAATAGCCGAAACAGAAGCAGTCAACATTTTTTCTACTATACAAGTCGACGGACAACCGTCGATTTCGGCATTAAACAATAACGATGTTCTTAACTTTGCTGCAGGATCAAATGTTACAATAGCTACAGACGCAACTACAAATACAATTACTATTAATTCAACAGGAACAACATCCGGCAGTGAACAAAATGTGTTTACGTCTATAAATGCAGACACTGGTACACTTACCGCTTCGAGCTCTAGTGACTTTGTTAATATTACAGGCGGAACAGGAATTACTACAACAGTAATCGATAATACTATTCAAATAGATCCTACTAATATATTACGATCTTTTAACAATAATGTAGAAGCGCAATCTACTGGTTTAACAATAGACAAAATTTACGAGCCTGCTATAACGATGTTTAGAGTTAATAACATCAGCACTCAAGCATATACATTTGAACCTCACTATTCAGCAGAAAATCCTAACATATTTGCGCTTAGTGGAACAACTATAGCATTTGATTTATCAAACATTGGCGGACATCCGTTTGCTATACAAGATCCGTTTGGAAGCCTATATAATACCGGCGTTGTACACGTGTCGACAGAAGGAGTAGTTTCAACAGGAGCTGCTGCCCAAGGAAAAGAATCAGGAACGCTTTACTGGAGAATTCCAGAAGAATTATCAGGCACTTATAGATACCAATGCCTTTCTCATGCACAAATGGTAGGCGGTATTAACATAAAGAGATTTACAGCAATCTAATTTTTTACAAATTGATATAATTGATTTCTAAGCTGAACCACTCTATCTATATTTTCTCTATTTTTTAAAGGTTCTATGTTGCCGTCGTACTCTGACGAGTGTCCGTTCTGTATTAAATCTAATTCTGCTTCGAGTTCCTTGTACAGATTTTCTACGTGTCTTTTAAGTGTAGAATTTTTTATTTTTTCTATACTGTCTCTAAACATTTTTAATTCTTTTTTTGCTCTAGCAGAATTTTTTATATTCGATAACATCATTATACTCCCTTATTAATAGGATTAATTTGATATCTATCTTTTGTAGGATCACCGTTGCTAACCTGAGAAATAGATCCACCGGCTGTAAGAGATTCTATGCCTGCTGGCATTAAAGCCGGAACATGAAAAACAGATCCTTCTTCTAGTTCTTTTTCGTAAAGATTTCCGCTATCAGTGTCTATCCATCTAATTCTAAAATTACCGCTATTAACAAACCAAGACTTTGCAATATTATTATGAAAATGGATAGCTGTTTGATTACTCGGTTCATTGAATATCATAATTCTACAATTATAATATTCTGTATCGGCCCAAACAAGGTCGTATCCGTAATCTGTTTCTATTACACTGTTAGTCATTTTTAAATAATGCCGTTATTTCAAATATTGTTTGTAATTTATCTTTGTTATATTTTTTTGCAAGGGTATTCTTTAAGCCGTAGTGCAAAGGATTAGGCCATTTTCCATATGTCACCCAGGCATAGCCGTCGTGCTCGTGATTAAGGTCAGGCATAAACTCTTCCTTTACAAAACATACATAGGTATGAAAACAAAAGTTTTTGTCACTTGACACAAATGTTTCTAAAGGAATTGATTTTATAATCTCTCTTTCTCCGATTTCTTCAGAAATTTCTCTTTTGAGAGATATCCAAGGAGTTTCACTTTTTTCGTTTGTGCCTCCTACTATACCCCAAACATTTGCTTTTTTGCCTTGTGTTCGATGTAGGAAAAGAAATCGCTCTGAATCAAGAGCATAGAAAAGAGCACCAGAACATATTATATTTGACATAAAAATATGTATTTTAAAAATCTATGTACCAGGTGCCGTTTTGATATTCGCCTTCGAATGATAACAACCACTCGCCGTCTTCGAATTTATATTGAGTGCCGGTGTTAAGATTAGTAGTATAAATTATATCTGCTGCCGAATCATTGCCCGTGCTGTCAAACACAACATGCCATTGAGATCCATCCCATTCTACTATGTCATTTGCAGTTGCAATAAAATCTGTTCCATTTAGATTTTTCCAAGCGTCAGCTCCGTCTGTATTATTGCTATTACCTATGCTACCAAGCAGCAATATTCTAGGTAGACTAGAAAGATCTAGATCTTGCGGATTTGATTTTTTAGGATCTATAATAAAGTCTATGTTAGTCCTTGAACCGTTAGGACCATCTATAACACTATCAGTAGGTATGCTATCCTGATCCCAGTTTACAACAGCTTCGGTAGGATCACTAGGTGTTATAGCAAGTGTTCCTACAATATCTGAGAATTGATCTGCTCGCTTGAGTCTAAGTGTAGACACACCTTCTTCGAACTTTTTAGGAAAGCTCTCCAAAAATTCCCACCAGGTGTAACCACCGAGCACACCGTTTTTAACCAGTTTCGCAGTGCCGTTTATAACTAATAGGTCTACGTTTTTGAAAGTAGTTTTAATTATAGCTTCTACGCCAGACAAAGTATCCCAGCTCTTTCTAACACGAGCTTGTTCTATATCTCCGTTTTCAGTTACATACAATCCAGTTTCTGTTTCGGCGTCTCCTTCTGAAATTGTATAGTCAATGTCAGTTGTAAGATCGATTAGTTCTTGTTTTGAATTATGTATTCGAGATATAATATCTGTAATAACACCTAAGCGTTTTACTTTGGCAGGAGGCGCAATCCAAATAGGAGTTTCAAACGAAAGTGTAGCAATATCTATTTCTGTTTCTGTTCCTTGAGGAATAGTTCTTGAGCTCCATGCAATGTCAGTTAAATTAACGACACTTAGACTAGTCCAGTCAAGATAATTATCAGTTGTTTGAATCTCAAGACTGGGATTAAACAGTTGAAGGATAGGTTCAACTATCTGTAATTTTTGATCGGTATTAGTAGTCCAAATATCTACATTTACTGAAAGAGTATAAGGTGTAGGCATTAGCCTTTCTACAGTATAGTTTCTGCCCTCAGTGTTTAGGTATTCATTGCCAGCTTCGTCGAATTCTCTTTCTCTTATATTAACTTTGTTTACATAAGACGAGTCTGCTAGCCTGTCTGTGTCTAACGCGACAGCAGTAACATAAAGCGCCATTCGAGGTGCAGTAGGAATTTTGTTTTCAGAATTGTCACGTAAAATATAAGAAACCTGTTTAGTAAGATCTCCATACATTACTGGAACCTCTTTGATATTCTTTGACGAATCCTGATAGGAAAATCCGCTCATCATTCTAATAAGCTGTGTTAAGTATCTGCGAATTTGACCGTCGTAAAAATGGTTGAGGTTTGACATCAGTTATCTGCCCTCGGTCTTAAAGCTTGACTCAAGCTTTGACGTTCTGCTTCTCTGTGATTGTAGAATTTAACTTCCCAGACTCCGTCGTAGTCGATAGAATCTTGAACGCCGTTAATTTCAGGAAGTTCTATTAGTATGCCTTCTGACTGAGAAGAAATCATAGCAGGATAATCGCTAAGAGCATAATCCTTTTCTACGGTTTCGTATTTGATTAAAAGATAAAGTGCATCTTCATAAGTTTGAATTTCTGTTTGTATTTGAGTATCACCTGCAGAAAGCAATACGCTGTCTCTTGCAACAAGATCTGCATACACAAATTTTTCGTTATTATAATATTTGGTTTTGTATGTGCTTCTATTTTCGTTGTTTGTCATTGTCATTCTTTCTACATTATGAACTTTAACCCATCTTGAACCGTCATACTGAAATATTCTTTTCGGTGCAAAATCAGTTCTCATAAAATAGTCACCCTTTTCAGGATTTAGAGGAAACTGTATACCGTGTCCAAAGTTTCCTCCGTTAGGAACAAATTCGCCGCCTAGCAGATAACCTTGATAGCCTACTTTTGGCGGTGGAGCACTTGTAGGAATCGAAGAAGTGTCTTGTAACTCTACTTCAGCAGACCCGTCTGTTTCGTTAACTCTTAGTTGATAATAGTGAGAAACATCGTATCCTGATTGAGGAGCATCAGCTTCTGCTTGATCAATAACTGCTTGATTTATTCCCAGTTCTTTGTCAAAAGAACTCATTAAATCTCTGAGAGTTTCACCTCCAGGATTGTCTTCGTCTGCAGGAAGATCAAGTATGTCTCTAAATTCTTGCGAATCAACAATTTGTTTAAGTTTTAGTCTATATAGGTGAGGATACCAAGTCTGTGAAAATCCTTCAGATGCACGCGATACGTCTTCTACTACATAAAATCTTTTTAGTGCAAGAGACAGATCGTTTAGAGCATAAGGATCTTTCAAATGAGGAAGTTCTATAACATCCCCGGTGATAATCTTTCTACCTATGGTTTTTACTGACGAGTTAATGTGAACAGTTAAAAACAGTATATCATTGTCTAAAAATAATCCGAACTGCGACAAATTAAAATCTATATCCTGCACATTGTAGATTCCGCGTAGCGTATAAATGTCAGCGTCGTACTTTCGATCTCTGTTTTCTAAAAACAATAGATCTTGAATATTTGTAGGATCAATCGTTTCATAAGAAGGCTGATCTGCTGTTCCTTCGCCGTCAGCAGGAGAATCAGGACCTAGATATTTGTGTAAATGCAGGTCAGTTCCGCCAACTTGAAACATTTCTCTAATTTGATCATCTAGAAAATCGTAATCATTGCCTCTTTCTGGACGGTATAAACTTAGTCGTGGAATTAGTCTTCTCCTATTTTACATATTTAGCTGTATAAATACTGTTAGGAGAATCTAAATGTCAGAACTTGCTACAAAAAAACAGGAAATCTACGACTATGTGTACAACATGCTAGGAGGCGGCATGGTAGATGTGGAGTTGGATCCGAGCCATTACGAAACTGCACTTACAAAAGCACTTACTCGTTTTAGACAGCGTTCTGACAATTCAGTAGAGGAATCCTATGTTTTCCTTCCTACGGTTATTGACGAAAACGAATATGTTTTACCGAACGAAGTAATCGAAGTAAGAAGAATATTCCGAAGAACAATCGGATCAAGAACCGGAGGCGGCGACGGAGGGACTCTATTCGAACCCTTCAACCTTGCATACACAAACACCTATCTGCTAGCAAGTTCTAACATGGGCGGCCTAGCAACCTATGATATGTTTTCTCAGTATCAAGAGCTGGTAGGCAGAATGTTTGGTTCCTTTATTGAATTTAAATGGAACACAGTAACTAAAAAACTTACACTTCTTCAAAGACCGAGAGCTAAAGAAGATCTTTTACTTTTTACCTACAATTATCGTCCTGATGTTAACTTGCTCGACGACTATCTTGCTGTACAATGGATTAAAGATTATACCTTAGCATCTTGCAAGTATATGCTAGGAGAAGCTCGCTCTAAATTTTCTGTCATAGCAGGCCCGCAGGGAGGAGGATCCCTAAACGGCGATGCTCTTAAAGCAGAAGCCCAAGCCGAAATGGAAAA